GCATTGAGCACTTCAATATCCCAAGCCACCTTGAACATCTCATCAAGTGTGACTTTGCGGTCACGATCCAAACCAGTACCTTGTAGCAAGTACAGGTAATTGGCTGGTGCTAGTGGTGTGGTAGCGTCACTAAATTGTGGTACGGATATTGTCATGGTCTTGTTCCATCCTGCACCACAGCTAGGATATTATCCCCTAGTGCGGTTACAATGAGAGTGTCGTGTGCATCCACAAGGTAATTTCCGTGCATTGCGAGTACACCCGCTGGTGCTACTATTTCCAAAAACTTATTTACATTGGCAACACTATTGGTTGCTGTTTCCAGTTGCACGAAAAACTTGCCCGGATATTCAGGTACAACTTCAATTCCAGTTGCACCGAAAACTACCTTGCAGGCACGGATAATGTCTTCCGTTGTACCACTGCCATTTATTGCAATCTCAGCATAGATGGCTGCCCTATAGGCATCATCGGTGCGGGATTCCCTATTGACAGCAAAGCAACCACCAACCAGATCCAATTGATCACCTGTGCTGGTTGCCAAAGATAGGCAGTCACCAACGGAGATGGATACGGATTCCAAGAGATCGTAGGCTTCTGCAAAAATGGATATGATCTTATTGATGTTCGCAGAGTTCTTATACTGCGTCATCAATAATGCCTTATTGGCATCCGCTGAGGGTGCAAACAAGGGTATGTCCATTAGATAGTCTCCACAATCATACGTGCTGTGGCAAATGTGGCAATTTCGTACTCATCCATCTCTAGGAATGGGGTAGGTGTAGTTCCATCGGGATAGGAACCCTCTGCCACGTAGATTTCCACAACACCAAGGCCGGGAACAGAGTAGATTGGGATATTGAGACGCTGGGTGTACACATCCTTGCCAGCAACATATTCATTCTGCGACCACGAAAGCACTGCTTCCTTGATCTGGGAAATACCGTCTGTTGGGAAAATCTCTTCATCATACAAGCTGTACCTGATGAGGAGATAGATATTGACATTGGTTGGCTTGGAATAGCTAATTTCGTGGGTGTAACCTTCACTGTCAGTAACAGTTCTGGTTTCTTTCGAGGTAGGGGATGCCCAAATCTGAATACCAGCAGGGGCGGTATCCCAAATGACATTGCAAATCTCTTGCGGATCACCACCTTCACAAATGATCTGTACAGAGTGTGGTGGCATGGAATCAACAGTGGTATCGGTTCTATTGGAAATGACCTTCACGGAAATGATACCATCCACTTCATTGCGCAAAGTCTGGGCAATAG